ATTCAGTCGTACCTTTTCTGCTTCTATATCGACAACATCAACTGCATTTTTTTCATTTGTTGCCTTTGTTGTTGCACTTGTGCGCATTGAAGTGAAACTAGAAAGATCTGGATTTTTTACACCTGCTTTTTTAGCCTTTTTTTCAAAGGCTGCCTGCTCTTCATCAATTCCTTTTATTGTTTGTTTTAGGTCAAAATCAATCAATTCCTTTTTAGCATCTGTTCGCTGTTTCAAAAGTTCCTGTTCCTTTTGATAACTAAGATCCTGTTGCTTTAAATCAAAATCCAATAATTGAATTTTGTTTTCAATTCCTTTTCTTAATATTGACTGTTCTTCGGAAAGTGCTTTCTTTTGAGCATCTACTTTTGCCTGATCAAAATCGTTAGTATCTTTTACAATAGTGCTTGGCTTTGGCTTTTCGCCACGTATTTTTTTAAGTTCCGCTTCGCCTTGTCTTATTTCACCAAGAAGTTTTTTTCTGTCGCCAGAATAGGTTTTTGATTTTGTATTTAGACTGTCAAGTGATTCCTTTGCGCTTTTTACTTGCTCTTCCCAATACTTTGCATTAATTACAACATCGGCAACTTCTTTTCCTGTATTTTTATTACCACCAGTGGCTTTATTAATTTCTTCTTTAATTTTTTTCTGAAGTTCCTTTTCAGCATCAATAACGGCTTTGTTATTTTTGGCACTATATTCCTTTCTTAAAGCATCTTCCTCGGATATACCAAAGAATGAACCTGCTGCAGCCTTTGTTTTATCAATCCAATCAAGATTTTCTTTTCCACCTTGTGCTGCTTGTGATCTCTTAATACTGTCTGTCAATTCAGATTCAAGAGTTTGCATCTTGATCTTTTTTTCAAGTGAAACTACATAAGCATCAATTGCAGCCTTACCGTCACTTGTTTTTATGTTCTCTAGCGTAAGATTATTTAAGTGCTCTGGACTTAGCGCAATCAGTTGTTTTAGTTTTTGATTACGATATTCACGGCTGTTACTCTCGTCATTTATAATGGCAATTAAAGAACTTGATTTGCTTTTTTCCTCATCAATCTTTTTATTGGATTCCTCTATTGCAGCATTATAGCGTTCCTGTGTTTTCTCTGCTTCTGTTTGAGCCGATGTAACTTGATATATCACTACTGCAAGACCTACAAGGGCAGCTATTGCCAAAGCATAAGGATTTGCAAGCATTGAAGCATTTAATGCAAGTTGAGCTTGTGTAAGTCTGCTTTTTACTACCGCAGCAAGACCTTCGGCAGTCGTAAGAGTTATCGTAGATCCTGTGTTACCAATATTGGCAAGAATTTGTTGAAAGGCTATTTCTTTTTGAAGTACGCTTACTGCATTGGCTACTATTATTGCCGTTTTGTAGGTTCCATAAATAGCAACCAAATCAAAAAGCACTTTTCCTACCGTTTCGTAGTTATCAACTAGAACATTCAAGCCAGAAATTCCATCAGAAATAATACCCTCGTTGCTTTGACCAATTGAATTAAGCATCCTATCAAAAGCATCTTTAAGGTTGCTGATTTGTCCAGTAATTGTTAATGATTGTTTTTCCATTAAATTGAAAAACATACCACCTTCATTTGTCAAGTTTTGAATTACTTTTTGAACCTCTGGAAATCCTACTTTTCCGTTTTCTACTAATTTTGAAACTTCACTATCGGCAACACCCATAGACTTAGCAAGCTCACTTATAATGGGAAGCCCTGCTTCGGTAAATTGACGTAAATCGTCGCCCATAAGTTTTCCTTTGGCTTTCACCTGCCCATAAACTAAAATAAGCCTATCCAACGGAACAGAAACACCAGCCGCTATATTACCTAGCCTGATAACAGTTTCATTTACGTCCTCTGCGGCAACCTGGTAGGCAAGAAGTTGTTTTGCACCTTGTGCTACTTCCGTAAGTGTGAAAGGTGTTTTTGCAGCAGTATCGACTATTTGTGCCATTAACCTGTCAGCCTTTTCTTTGCTTCCAAGCATAGTCGTAAAGGCAACGTCTAATTGTTGAAATTGACCTGTAACTGTCAAAATCTGCTTGCCTAACATTCCGGCAAAAGCAGTTCCACCGATAGCGGCCAAAGCAGTTCCAAAACCATTAAAACTGCTTTCAGCTCTCTTGCCCTCATTTACGGCTGTATCTGAAAGACCTTTTATTCGCCTTTCAGCTTCAAGTGCCGTACTTTGAAGCCTTGTATTGTTTAGGTAAAAATCAAACTCTAGTGATCCGTTGTCTGTGTTCATCTGTTATCCCATTGTGTTAATAAAACTCATTATGTTGCCCGCGTTTTCCTTGTTCAGTTTTAACTTTTCGTCTTTGTCTTTTCCTTCGTGGTCGTATGAAGGTAAATCGACCATAATACGCTGTATAATCGCCCAAGATATGCCATTGTGTAGATAGTCCCAAGTCCAGCCGAAGTGGGCGCAAATCGAACCCCTACGACCATACGGACTGTTTAATCCACGTTGTTTTCCTCTATCCGAATCGGCATCGTCGTCCTCGCTGCGGACATCAATCGAATAGAGTTCGTAAAATCCCCAAGATTGGACATTGTGTTGACCAGGATAGCCAACTGCAATAATTTTGAAGGTTTTATATTTAGAAAGAAAAGTTCAGTCAGTTCGTTAAGACGTTTATCGTCACATTTATAACTGAATTTTGAACCGTTCTTTTTTGCTTTTATATAATCTTGTCCCAATACTGCAAGTGCAATTATTCTCGCTAAATTGGTACCATAGTCATTTGACATTTTCTTCGCTTCCTGCACTCCTGATTCCGAAGACATAACAGCTTCGTCAATTTTAAGCTGGATCTGTTCCGAGGACAAACGATCTAATGTTGAAAGCGTTGGTTCCTTAATAGTGAACTGTAGCTTTTCTGTTTTTGCGTATCTCTTTTTAAATATGCCAAGGATTCCGTTTTGGCGGACGTGTATTGTTCTTTCAATATCGAAATTAACACCTTTGTCAATTAAGGTATTGAGTTCATTTCTTTCGGCATTGAGTTTATGTTCTTCGTTCATTTTGTTACGGTTGGTTTAAAAAAGCCCCGAAATCTTGCAATCCGAGGCTTTTAATTATTAATTCAATTTCAATCTACTTATACACCTGCTTGTGTCACAGTTACGTAAGCTGAAATTCCATCTGCTGTAACAGTAACAACAGCCGTTCTTGGCTCTGAGTTAGTGTTTGCAGTAACTTTAACAGTAGCAACTTTCAATGCTCTAGTTACTGTAATCCATTCTAGGTCAGAAGGTGCAGCAGCATAAGTTATGTTACCTGTTGAAGTAGCTGTGATTGTTTTACCTGTTGCGTCAGCAGCAGCCGTGAATGATAATGAAGTAGGTGTAACTACTAATTGAGTTGCTCCGTCATAAGCCAATATTGATTTACCTGCAGTAACCGCCAAAGGCGTAACTGTGAAATCAACAAGGAAAATTCCTTTTGCACTGAATTCTGCATTTACAACAGCATCAATATCGGCATTAGGAATGTCGATAAAATGTCCTTGCTGGGTTTCGATTCTGATTGCTTTGTTTGCCACAGTTTCGTCACCATTGAATCCCCAAATACCACTTGTATTTGTTCCACCAACGTAGTCAGCTAAAAGCTGAGAATCTGGATCCATAATTGAGAAAGTCAATACAGGTACTTTCTTTTGTTTTTTACGAACTTCTGGTGCTGATTTACCCTCTTCGAAATGTTCTGTAACATCTGAAGATGGTTGAGCCAATTTGCAAGAGTCTTTGTAAGTCTTGCCTATTTTTGTCAAAGTTCCAGGCATTGTACCTGATGTAGATGCTACACCAACTCTGACTTGCGATAATCCTAATGTTATTAAAGGCATAATTTTTAAATTTTTTTGTTAATGAATAAACCAATTAATTCTAATATTTACATAATGTTGTTCTGTTTCTTGCTCTTGAATCATTGTCTGATTTTCGATAGTGAAACCAACGCCTGTAATTTTTCCAGCTCTTATAGCCGTAAAAACAAGTTGTGAAATTGCTTTCAATCTTGTTCTGTTTGCTATCTTTTGCTGAACACCGCCAATAGTAACAGACTGATCTGCTACATGTATGTTGATGTTTGAGGTGCCTATCTGTGGCTCGAATTCTTGCGTTAAGGCAATAGTGTTAATCGTAACATCTTCAAGCTTAGAATTCAATGGACGTTGACCAGCATAGATACCACCATTAATGGCCGAAGTTATCTCTGCAGATCCTTTCAGTATTCCATATAAGTAAGTGTCCGTGTCGAAAGTCTGTTTCATTTTATTCTAATGCTGAATTGATATTATTTTTTAATTCTGCCAATATTTTTGGCATTTCCTGTTTTGCAAATAATTCTGTTGATGTAAGAACGTCACGCCCTTTTGCTTCCACATGAAGAGCGTAGTTCATTCCTGCAACTACAACTAAACAAATACCTTCATTATACTTTGAACCTGCTTTTATAGCGACTGAACGACCTTGATTTGTTCCTTTTGATCCTGAACCTATCTGTTCGAATGATTGATGCAGAGCGATTCCGTTTTTAAATAGAATATATCCAACAGATGAACGAAGATTTCCTGTTTGATCCATATAATCACCATTCAATCTTGCATTTCTTACACACTGTTCGCCAAGGTATTGAAGCCTTTGTATTTGACGTTTTTCAATTACCTTAATGAAGTTATCAACTCGGGCTTTTATTTGTGCCTGTGTGAATTGTGGTATTAAAGCCATAACCTATTGTGTAATTGACCAACATCGAACTTCAATATCTGTCCTTTTATCCTGGTTGTTCCTGTTGAAAGATCCGTTTCTGAAACAAGTACTTCCGTGCCTTCGCTTAATCTTATTGCCATTAATGGCAAATGAATTAAAGACGAAAAAACGATTGCTTTTCCATCCTGACCATTTACAAGAGATCCTTTACCGTTTGTTTGTTCCCGACAAATAGAATGTAAAACCCAACTTTCAGTTGCAGTGGACCAGTTACCGGAACCGTCTTGCGTTGATTCTGTAACTTGTTTCACAAATAAAAAGTGTGGATATTGATTCATTTTACCAGTAGTTTGAACGGTTTCGAATTGTTGCTTGTGGTTTTAAAGGATTCTCGATGCCATACTTTACAAATATGCCACCTGCTAGATCAATCAAAGCAGTTTTTTCAGTAGCCGAAACACTAAAATCACCTTCTGAAAGGTTTGCAGAACTAACAATCAAAACATATAAAGCAGCAGTTGCCAATTCAAAGGCTTGTGTTATTCCTGTATAGGTATCTGAATCATTCAAGCCGTTATCAATCAAAATCTTTTGAAGTTTAATTGTATCGACTGGATAATTACATGATGCTGAAAGTGCTTCTAAGTTCGTCATTGCTTGTTCAAAGTTTTAAAAAGGGTGCCGAATTCGACACCCTTTCAATTACTATTTATTCCAGCTTGTAGCGCTAGTTTGAAGCAATGTTGAACGTCCTGCCAAGTTCCACGCTGGGAAAATGTTTGCAATACCTTCAGTTACTTCTTTTACTGGGCTTTCTTCGGAATACTTTTTAATCAAAGTATGTGCGTTCATAACCTTCATAGCAGAAGAGTTTTGAAGGTTCATGTCGATTGGACGTTTCCAATGTGTTTTTCCAAGAACTTTTGATTCAGAGAAAAGAACAACATCATCTTCGAAAGGGTTTCCTGTAGCACGGCTACCATCTGCCAATTCGATAGTAATATCCTGATCGATTTCAATGATCTGTAAACCATTGAAAGCAACTCTACGAAGCATCATGGCATTTACATCTTCTAAGGCAGGTGTTTGTGCCATACCAGAAAGGTTTGACAAGTAAGATGCACACAACTTAATAGCTTCGTCGGTTTGAACCAATTTAGCCAATGTAGCAGTGTTCATGAAGGCATACTTGTAAGTAGCTCCTAATGCTTTACCAGCGGCAACGGCAGCAGGGAAATCTTTTGAAAAAGGTTTCGCAGTTGCAACAGTTGACCAAATTACGTTGGCACCAATTTTTTGAGCAGTTGGGATTTGATAATCCACGTTGTACTCAGTGATAACACCTGCGTTGTTCGTGTTGGTGAAAGTCAATTTTCCAAGTGAGATTTGTTTCAAAGCCATCCATTCAGCACGAGCAGCAACACCTGTCCATACAAACGCTGTATCTTCGGCCCAGAATTCAACTAAGGCTTTCAAATCTGGGTTTGTACTAGCCATAGCCAACATGATGTCATATTCCGTCAACTCGTCTTCAAGTTTTTCACGAGAAATTGATATTTTAGGAATATCACCCTGTATTCTGCTTATTGCTTCACGGGTTTTTTTCGGGATTGTAGATCCACGACTCACAAGGTCGGCAGCTATTTTCAAGCCTGATTGTCCTTCGAGCATTTTCCAAGTAAGAAACGGTGTTTCTGTTAATGGAAATAACGTTGGGTAGTAGTAAGGTTTTAAGTCGTATGTGTTAACAACGGCTTGCATATCCTTTTCGTTCAACCCTTGCATTAATGATTTTTGCATGATAATTTAGTTTTTAATGGTTAAACGATTAAACGATGTAGTGAATTCCTTTCAACGTCGCTGTTAATGTAGCATTTACAGACGGAGCGTTTCCTGCTTCTACAACAGCAATTACCCAAGCATCAACGAACAAGCTTTCACTTGCAACAACGTCGTAGTTAGATCCTGCTATTGCAGTAGGTGGGTATTTAACTGTTTGGTTTGCACCAGCAGATTCAAAAGCTACAACACCAACAGCTACAACAACTCCAAGAGTAGTTCCAACAGTGATAACATCTTTGTCTGTGTTAGTAGTTTTGTCGATAGCAGTGATTAACTGTCCATTTGCTCCCTCGATAGCGAACCTGTCGCCAACTTTGAAGTGAGATCCTTTCGCAACATCGTAAGTTACTGCAACGTTTGTGGCAGCAGTTACAACTTTTGCAGTTTTAGTTACATGGAATAATCCATCTGCAACAGCGTAAGCCAACGGTGTGGCTTCTTTTAGTGCAGCACCACCAAGATCTGCAACCGAAACGGTTACACCTCCTGCAATGTCTGCTACACGACTAGTGATAGCTTTGATTACTCTGCTATCTGCACTTCTTGTGATTTTTAAAGCCATTTGCTTTTAATTTTTTAGTTTAACAATGATTTACAATTCTTTGCCTGTAAGGGTTTTGGTGTCTTCTGTTTTGCTTGTAATAAACGAAGCAACGCTTGAAGAGATACCTTCTTTGTTTTGGCCGCCCATAAATGGTTTGCCGTGTCCAGAAAGCCCTTTGTCAGCTAATTCCTGATTAAAAGCCGTGATGTCTGTTTCAAACTCGGTCAAGTATTCATTGAAAGCTTCTTCGGTTTCAAAATTCATTCTGCCAAAGTCTTTCAACTTTTGGGCTTTGAATGTTTCTGGAACATTTACGAGTTTACTTTCAAGAGTTTGAAGCCTTGATTTTGAAACTTCCTGACCTTTAAATCCTGCTAGTTGTTGCTGTAACGGATTAACCGCTTTGGCAACTTCGGCAGCAATAATAGCAGCGATGTCGGTTGGGTTTGGATTAGCTGGGTTTGGATTCGGATTTGGATTCGGCTCCTTTTTTTCAACTAGATCAAACTTTTCCTTCAAGGTAGTTTCAAATGTTTTGTTTGCAGTAGACACTTCTTTGTCCACATCTTTGCGAAAGTCCTTTACGAAATCATTTACCTGATCTGGGGTAAATTTTTCGACCAATGCGTTCGCTTCGTCCTCGGTTGTAGCTTGCAAAGACAATGCCCCTGCTAATTGCGCCAATCCGTCTTTTCGCACGCCTGCAAATTTTGCGACCAGTAATGCGAGAATGATGTTTTTCATGTGTTCAATGTTTTATGTTTATAATCATAGAGATAACAAATGTATGTAGTATTACTGTGATACTTTATTGATTTTAGCACAGTTATGAAATAGTTATTCAATAGTTTTTAGTTGAAAAATGTTAATTTTTTAAAGTTTTTTACATTTTTATACATTTGTATTGAATAAGTATGTATATTTGCAAAGTATCAGAGTGATACGATATTTAATTTTATACCGCAACATCATGAAAAAATCAACACAAATTAAAATAGGCGTTATTATAGCATCCTATTTCGTTATCAGAGTATTAGCCCAAGTAATCTTTCACGTATGATTACGGCTTTCTTAATAGCCGAAAACAACAAGGAACTGGCCAAAAAGCTGGTTCCTTTCAAATCGTTACCGATATACTGCAACTCGGTAACAGATCCAAATGCAGACGAATTTAATAAACCTTTAAAAAAAGTAAAATGGACAAAATTGTAATTCAATTAAAAGACGGAAAGTGGCTCATAAACGATAAGCCTTACTTTGAACTTTCATACGCAGAAAAACAATTCTTTGATGAATTCATTATAGCAATGAAATGGGAACAGCAAATGATTGAGCACGATAATCAATTAAAGAAACAGTAATGGAAAACTCACCAAAAATACACTTCCTAAAAAATAGCGAAGGCAAGTTTTATAATTCAAGAAGCAACACGTATTTTACGTTTGTTATTAACGCCAATTATGAGCGTGACAAAAGAATCCTTGAAGCCCTTATTGAACACAGGTTCAAAGATCACGAAGTTCATACAATTACTGAACATGAATTTATGCAGGAAATGGCTAACCAGACGACGAATTGTGTTCTTGCTGGTGAATACTTCTCAAACTTACTTTTCAAGATCTCTTGTGTACTCCCTACTGTTTCACAGGTAAATAAAACAATGTATCAGAAATGTAAATCAGCCATTGAAGCCTTAAAACCTTTTAGCAATATGCACCAGGACTTCATTAATCAAAAAGAGGATCAGACAGACGAGGTTCAAGGATATTATGCTGAGTATGTAACTGAACTTTCAAAGGTTCCGATACATTATGCGCATGAAGTAACGATGATGCTTAAAGCATATCAAAAGGACCGAGATAGTATGTTGGGAATCACTAAAAAAGTTTTGAAGTAATGGAAGCAAATGAATTGAGGATTGGCAATTTGGTAAATGCTAATGGTGTTTATGAAGGCGAAGTAAAAACTTTTAAACGATTAAATGAAGACTTATCAGTAGTTTTTTTTTCGGATGGTTCCAAACATGGTATTGGTGAATATTTAGAAGATATTAAACCAATCCCACTGACCGAAGAATTGTTGTTGAAACTTGGTTTTATTTCAAATCCATACATGGACAGATACGAGCTTGAAGGCTTTCATGTTTACTGCAACAAAACAAAAGGATTTTTGGAATTGCATCATCGTGGTACCGAATTAAAATATCTCCACAGACTACAGAACTTATATTTCGAGGTTAAAAATAACGAACTAACAATAAAATAAAATGAAAATAAAAAACACAATCATTCACGTGGAATTTTACGAAGGACAAAGAAAAGGTCAGCACCACTATTTTGGATCTATTACTGCCATCTTTGACAAGATACCAAAGCACGAAGTCAAGACTACAATACAAGCAATTTATCGCTTCAATTTAAGTATTGGAAAGCCTTTCAAGAATAAAGTCTGCATCATTCGTAAAGACATTATACACCGTAAGCCTGGTAACAGAACGGCTCCTGTTAAGATCTTACGACTTCAATAAAAAACTTTAACGATTATATACATTTATTTAATATATATGTATATATTTGTATCACTGTAATACGTTTATATTATGAAAAAAATATTAATTCTCGATATTGAAACAACTGGATTTTTACAACAAGGAGGTAAAATAGTAGAAATAGGAATCGTTGAACTTTGTTTAGAAACTGGCAAACGTGAAATTATTTACGACAAGGTTTGCCACGAAAAAGGAATCACCTTGAAAGAGGTTGAAGACTCTTGGATTGTTAAAAATTCAGACCTTACAATTGAAGCGATAAGAACCTCGAAAAACTTGGAGCGATTAAAGCCAGAAATTCAAGAAATACTGAACAAATACGAACTTGGTGCCACGGCATTTAATAACGCCTTTGATTTTGGCTTCCTTGAAAATAGGGGCTTTGTCTTCCCTAAAAAGCTGCCGTGTCCTATGAAGCTATCAACAGACATTTGCAAGATAGTCCACCCAAATGGTTATGGCTATAAGTGGCCAAAGGTTGAAGAAGCACATAAGCATTTCTTCGGTGACGTTGGCTATGTAGAACAGCACAGAGGTGCAGATGATGCTTTTTACGAAGCAGAAATAGTATTGAAACTTTACGAACTTGGAATATTTAAACTTAATTAGTTATGAAAATAAAACTAAAACTTTCGCCAGACGAACTTCGATTCCTAGAAAAGAAAACGTGTATCGTAATGGCAATGCACATAAACGATTTGCCACGTGAAAAGAAGTCGGCATATACTATTATGCTCAATGTTGCAGATATGGTAATGAGCAAGGCGAAAAACCTTAATCGCCAATTGTCACTTGGCAAGAAAAAACATGATGTTTCTTTTAAGTGGCACGAAGCCGAAACCCTTGAACTATTCCTTACCGGATTTCAAGAAGTTGAATCAGATCCCTATGATGCAAATCTGTATCGAAAAATAATTTCACAACTTAATCAAAAGCTGGCATAATGAGTGATATAAGGTCAATACTAGGTTTGATAATTCGTGACTATCGTGAAATAAAAAGTTGTATGGTAGTCACGCAATCACCTAATAAGCAGAAAAGGACATCTAACAAGTCAAAGCTAAAACAGACGAAAAGCAAGCCAAATAATAAATATAAAAGTTCGAAGCCTTTGAAGTCAAAATCGTTAACTCAATTTAGGAACAAGTCAAACATTTAATATGAAACACCAAATACAGGAAACAAAAACCTACAAAGCAATGGACCCAGTAGTTCGTACAATAGTAAATAGACACGCAAGTCAAGTTCAAATTCAAGATGCCGTTATCCAGGCTCGGAATATAGGAATTGAAAAGTGGCGAGAACAAACAGCGCTTCCGAACAGGTGGAAGGCAATAGTCGAAGAAATTGTTAACGAACAACCAGCTTAATTATGAAACAGAAAATAATTGACAAACTAAATGAAGGACAAGAACAAGATGTGCCTTTATATACTTGGGAAACTATTCCTAACAGCCTTAAAAAATTTTGGTCGAAACAATTTAAAAAAAAATAAGTTATGAAAAATCCAACTAACCAGACAGCCGAGGTGCTGTACGAAATCCTTAACAACGAAAGTGTTTCGAGAAAGGATATTTTAATCAGTACGGGTGTACTTAACCCAACGGCTCGAATTGCCGATTTACGTATTCGCTACGGCATTGATATTACGTGCGAAAGTGTCAAGACCAGGAATAAGTTTTCAAGGCAGGTGACTTTCGGAATGTGGAGCATACGAGGTCAGGAAAACATCGAGAAGGCACGAGCCGTGTATAATCAAATCAACACTAATTAAAGTGGCTGTCGATTACAAAGGTGTGAACTGGAACAGACAACATCAAAAATGGATTGCAACAATAAAGTCAAAAGGCGTTTCATACCACTGTGGGACTTATTCAGAGCAGGTTGATGCCGTAAAAGCTCGTGACTTGTGTATCATTAAAAACGGCTTGGGAATAGACAAGCTTCAAATCTTAAAACCTAAAACATTATGAAACATTATATCATTTTAATATTACTACTGATTACAGTAGCCTGTGAAAAGCAAACCAAGAGAAAATTCACTGTTTGCAAGTCAGATGATAATAACTGGACCACAACTGCAAGGGTTGAATGTGATAGCTGTACAATGATCGATATTCATAGCATTGACTTATGGGTGGATGGCTATAAAATGACCATTAAAGGGCAGATTATAAAAGTCAGTTCAAACTAACATGACTATGAAAACAGTATATTTCGTTAGATTAGACAACGGCTTTGAAATAGGATTTTTTGGCTATTGTTTAGAATTTAAAAACAAGTAACAATGAGAGATAAAATTGAAATATTCGTCATAAAAATAGCCAATTGGCTGAAACAATAAATTGAAATTATGGAAACAAATAAATCAATAGCCGAGGTTTTTGGGTTGAAAGAAAAATACGATTCAGTAAACTTTTATGCTAAGTGGAATGAATTGGACGTTTTTTTGGCTGAAAGCAAAGCTGATAATGAAATCAATTATATCGGTTATCCAGTTTTAATTATCGTTGAAAACGAAATTGCAAGATTTGCAACACCGGATGAAACATATAAAATACTCGGTATCGAACCGTTTTCATATAAAAATTATAATGGCGAAACTTTATAGTTTCGTCATTATTCCTTGAACAATCTTATTATTAACCAATAAGTTGTCTATTCGTAAAATGTTTATACCCCGCTTTAAACTTACCTGTCTTGATAAGTCATCCCATGCAACCAGTTTTCCATTTTGCGGATCATAAAACCTAAAATTTCCATTTTCAAGTTTTTCAAGGCAAATAATATGTCCGGATCTTGTTCCTTTCCAAACAAAATCAATATGATACCTTCCGACTTCTGTAACTTTTTCTGATAGTGCTTTTGACAATAATTTTACTGTTCTTGCAATTGCTTTTTCCTTTATTGGTGTCGCTCCTGTAAGTGGATTTATCCAGGCCATTTCTGTTTTACGAGATAGCATATATGGAATACTACCAGCCTGCCTTGTATTTTGAACTGCTGTTACTTCAAATCCACGTCGCCTTACTTCATTCGTTACAACAGTTGATTGGCAATTAATGCGATAACCACCACCTTTTGAGAAGTTTATATTGCCTTTCAACTCGTTAGCATCTTCAAAAGTCATTTCTACACCTCTTTTTAAGCTAAGTATTGATTCGATTTCTTGTAAGTTTTGGTCAAATAAACTAAGTGTTTTCGCTGCTTTTTCTGCTGTTTGACCAACTATTGTCGAAGTTGCTATATCCAAGCCACCCGATATATTACCGCCCTTGAAATTATCGCTTATGAAGTATGGTTGTGATTTCCAACCCTTCGCTCGTTCTGCATTTTCGGCAATCCAATCTTTGAAACCTTTAGGAACATCATTAATGGCGTTGGCAGACTGAAATGGTGTGTATTCTGTTCCATTGATAGCTGCTTTCAGTTCGTTTAGCTCGTCCGTATTGAAATCTTTAGGGTCTTGAAGTATTGGAATACACTTGCACCTACATTGTGGGTGCCAGCCTACGAATTTGAAGTCTTTAGGGTATTTTCCTTTGACTACATCACAAATGTCATAAACAGGGTGATTATTTGAAAGCATTACTTCAAAACCTATTACAAAATTAAGTTGCTTCCAACGCAAATGATCTGATTCACGATAAGCCATATTGATTTCTGACCTTGTTAATCTCATAGCGTTTTTGTAGCTGCTTCTGTACTTACCTTGTCCAGGGTGAAAGGCTTTGGCATTCTTAGATAGTTGAAGCACTCCATGTTTATCGCGGACACGTCTGAAAAGCTTGTCGGGATCTACTAGATACTGCTTCAAATCTCTTGAAAGTGCGTTGGCTGACTTACCATCGCCAAGTGCCAAGTCAATACCCATTTCCATTTGAGTTTTCATCTGTCCGGCATAGTTCCAAATCCTATCTGATAAACCCAAACCGCTAACCTTTCTTGATTGAAATGTTTTAAGCGCATCAAGGTTTCTGTCTTGGAACTTTGAAAGAGTTGATTTCTTTACTTTTGAAGTGTCTAGTATTGAAGCAATGAAGGCATCGTTCTTTTGACAAGCGAATAGCCATTGTTTTTCACTGCCTTGAACTATTACAGACTGCATTTTATTTGCCAATCCCAAAACTATCGCTTCGGCTTTTGCTTTTGTTCCAGGATAGTCACCAAATGAAAACGGCTTCAAAGGATCAAGATTTAATTTTCCTGCCATTTTCGCATACTCTGCTACGGCTTGATTGTATAACGCATCAATTGCCTTAATGTAACTTTCAGTTTGCTGTATATGACTGGCATCGAATCCTTGAATTGAAAAGCCTTGTTTCTTTGGTGTTTTAGCCATTAGTTTCTTTTAAGAATTCATCTATTTCATTAACTACCCACCCTGTTAAATATGCTTGTGGCTCGTCATTATGTCGATCTAGTTCAATGCCACATTTTAAAAAGATAGCATTTACAATATGTACAACTTCATGTGCTATTATTGACCATTCTACTTTTTTAATTGCAACAATATATTCATCGTTGTCTTTGATCTCAAAAACAACGGCTTCATAAAGATTGTCGTCGATTTTAGTATTATAAAGTGCATCTACTTTTTTAAAATCATTGGTAGTTATGATTGTAAGTTTACCATAGTAGATTGGTATTTTTATTGTTTTTGATTTCATTATTTTTTATTAAAAAGGTCACGAAATAATTCTCGTTACTCGTGACCTTATTGGTTTTGTTCAAATGAACAATCCACTTAAATTGATGTATTAATGCTGTTTTATTTCTTTATGAATGACTGAAAGCCAACATTTTGGATTCTCATTTATTTTGTTGGTTCCAGATCCCTGGTAAATAAAATGCTCAACATACATCGGAAATCCTAGAACATCAACACCTACTTGATATTGAACTCTTTTTAGTTTTACTGTTGCCATTATGCAGGTAGTGTTGGTTCGTTAAGCGTGAAACTGTTTTTTGCATTTTGCTCCTCATTATACTGTTTGAAGTCAGCATCGGCATCGTTGGTCAATCCTGCTTTCTCAAATGAAGCCTTTTGCGACATTATAGGATTACCACCATTAGCATCCGTCCAGATCTTAATCTCTGCAGCTTCATCAACAATCATATAAGGCTTTATTATCGGCTCAACCATTAGGTTGTCTGCATCAGTAGCAAGCTTAGTATTAAACTTTCCAATGAACGCCTTAATGATGTTGATACGTCGTTGAAGGTACTCATCAAAGACTTCTTGATGGTCAGCTACTTTCAAGTGAGCATCCATGAAAAGAAGTTTCAACGCAACTCCCGAAATCGCTCCAATACCTTTCAAGGAATCGAATGAAATATCAGGTGTTTGCGTGATAGTGTAAATCATTTCCAAAAGCGTGTTGATTTCAAGCTTTACTGCTTCTGGTGCATTTGCCCAAGAAAGGTACTCGGCACTTGAATTCTCGTCACCTTGTAGTATAGCGCCTGATTCACCCTTTTTAGCAAAACCGAGAAGTTTTCCTTTGATGAAGATCTTTGGCGAAGCGTGATAATCGTTTGTATCGGCAAAGTTTGAAAGTAGTTTTTCCAAACGGTCAATAAGGTTCTGAACATCTGCCCATTCAACCTGTGGCTGGTTTCCAAATATTACAGGAATCTTTCCGATTGTGATTTCTTTCGGGTAGTTTTCGGCAAGGATATAACCTTCGGAACTGTTTTCCCACATATAGTGTGCCTGGTCCGTATAGGTTTCAAAATAATTCTTAGTAACTCTGTTCGAATTAGTGACTGCAAATTCACGTGAAAATGCCACCATATTGCCTGTTTCGTCAAAGTATGGGTAAAGAGTATCGCCCAATAAAGGCGAAAATATTGCGGATCTTAATTTGAATTTACTTTGAAAGCCATAAGTTGAATTGTCGCTTTCTACTGGGTACCAATATTCGGCAACTTCGGTACAACTGAAAAGGTTTCTCGCAATCTTACGGTTGAAAGACTTTTCCTTTATGTCGTACATTACACGTTTCAAGGCTTTCAAAACTGCTTTTTGATTTTCAGTTTCTGCTTCCGAATCTAAGGTTACAGGATTACCAAAGATGAAAGACACGGCTCGTTTAACAATAAGTTTCTGAATAGCCAAAGCAACACGTGCCACAGGCTCATATCTGTACCCTGTTGGTGTAGTTCCACCTGTAACATTAATTACATTGTCCTCGTTATTTTGATAGTCAGGATCGTCTTTATCAATCTTTACCTTTTTGTCAGGTCTTTTTATCCTATCATAAACATCGTGGTTTAATGGGTTGAGGTTTTTCTTGAAGGTTTCACTGTCTGGATCCTCAATATATCGCTTTGACTTTAGTTCGGCAATTACTTTACTATTGTCTACATTTTCGGCCTGTAATAGTTCTTTTATGTCCATTATTATTGTTTTAAGTATTACTGTGATACGTGTTTTGTTACAATCCAGATTGATTGATTAATGATGTACTAATGTACTCTTGACCTAGCGCGAGAAGTCTGTCAATAAGAGCCTGCTCGGTTTCGAAATATTCTAAAAAAGGCTGTCCTGTTGTTACAACCTGATTTTCCTGTAAGCTGCTATAATGAAATACGTTTACCCCATTGTGCGCTAAATAAAAATTATTCATATTGATTTATTTTAATTGTTTATACCATTCCACCATCTACGATTGTCCACCCTGCCGCCACCAATATCGCCCTACCTGCACTTGAAGCTGCAGTATAATTAGCCGTGCCAAAAGAAATACTCATATTTGGCTGTACGGTTCTGCTGCTCCAACCATTATATATTGCGTCCAAATTTGCAGTTGAAAATGTAGCAGGTGTCTTATTTAACATGAAATTTGTAAAATTCGTAACATTACTTACATTCCAAGCACCTATATTTTGGTCAAAATCAGTTGCATCATAAAACATACCTATCATATTAGTAACATTGGAAACATTCCATGAACCTATGTTTTGATTAAATCTGCGTGCTATTCTAAACATTTCACCCATATTAGTAACATTGGAAACATTCCAATAACTTATATCTTGATTAAATGTAAGACAAAGCATAAAAAGTTGACTCATGTTAGTTGCACTATTAACTTTCCACACACTTATATCAGAATTGAAACTAGTACATTGATAAAACATAGAAGCCATGTTTGTGACATTAGAAACATTCCATGAACAAAGATCAGGTATAAATTTTGTAGGACTGGAATTAAACATAAAACTCATATTTGTTACATTACTAACGTCCCAATTATTCATGAATCTCATATTACTATTCATAAGACTATCAAATGCTTGAAACATATTAGTTATCTTTGATGTATTTAAAGTATCGTTGGCAGTTGATAAATCTAAATTAAGACATTGCGAAAAATACGAACCATTTGTCAAGTCATCAATTAATTCCAAACATCCCCATCTTTTAACTGATGTTACTTTTTGCTTTTCAGCTACTGAAACATTAAAATAATTCCAACCTTTACAAACTCCAGTAATTCTTACAGTATATTCTTTTAAAGCAGTTGGATATGTATGTGTCCTTACAGCAGTTTCTCCGCTATATACTTGCGAGAACGCTTTAACATAATCTTTTACTCCATCACCCCAATCTACCCAAAAGTTATAAGTTCCTGTTGATACAAGTGGAAGTAAAATTGTTTTATTTGATGTGGTTTTTATGGTGAAAATAAAAGTATTGACATCACCAATATTTTGATGTTGCCCTGTAGTTCCATTTATGGATCCGGCAATTGAGCTATCCATTAACCCAAATGCCGTACCGTTATCTATACCATTACTTTTCATATATTATTACAGTTGATAATCTGCTCCGTGTGCTGAAACCCAAGCAGAACCTAAAGCTATGTTTATAATCGTTGAAACCTTCAATTTGTCATTAGGCTGTAAAGGAATATAACGTTTTCCTGTGTTGTCCATTGGCAAACCAACTATATTCACGCCATCAAGATAATCTACATTCAACTTTGCAGCTAATGTATTACCAGATGAAACAGGTATGTTTACCAATCCAACTGGTATTACAGTCGAACCTCTTAAAATGTAAACAAACGTATTTACTGTTACTGTTGAATTT